TTTGGTGAAGCGGTACAATTCGTAGCAGATAATTTTAAGACACTCAAAGCATTTGTTGCAGGGTTTATAGCATTTAAACTAGTCGATACAGCTCTGAAACTTGCTTCAGCTTTTCGATTAGTTTTTATAAATTTAACAGGAATAACTGCTTTATCTGGTGTAAAAGGATTAACGCTGATTGCAGGTGCTATAGGTGCTATGAAAACTGCATCAATGCTTCTTCCAGACCCCTTAGAAAAAGCAGAACAAGCACTTAAAAAATTAACAAGAAAAGAATTAGAAAGAGATATTTACAAAACACTATTTGCAATTCAACAACTTGAAGTTGAAAACGCAAAACTTAATGAAACACTTCAAATGGAGGGAATAAGACCAGATTTCGGTAAAAATGTACAAGAAACTTTCTTAAAAAATACTGAAGTAATGTCAAAAAATTTAGACCTAGCTAAAGAAATACCCCCCATTTATGATGGTATTATTAACAAGTTTTCAGCAAACGAACAAAAAATTACAGAACTTAACGAAAAATATCTTTTATTAGTCAAAACACAAGATGCACTCAAAGAAAGTTCTAAAGAAACATTTGAAGCGTTTGGACAAGCACCTTTTGCGATGGGTGGCAAAATTGTTGAATCATATAAAAAACAAACGGACGCAGTAAAAGAAACAACAAAATCCGTTATTGATTTAATGACCGCAGAGGAAGCAAGATTGGAAGCGATAAAAGCGGTTGAAATGGCTTTGGGAAGACATGAATCACAAATTGGACTTTTCGCTAACTTTGCTAACGGATTTAAAGAGGTAGCAGAATCACAGAAAGAAATGTTCAAACAAATGCAAGATATAGGTGCAGGAACATTTGATAGACTCAAAACATCACTTACCGATTTTGTAATGACAGGTAAGCTTAGTTTCGCTGACTTAGGAACTTTTGTTGTTCGGTCAATGGTAGAAATGTTCATAGGTGAAGCCATAAAGAACGCAATGAAAAGTTCTTTAGCTATGTTCAAAGCAGATTCCATCAAGAAAGCGTTTATAAGCTTATATGAGGGTGCTATGAAGACTTTTGCTTCTATACCATTCCCATTTAACATTGGTGCTGTAGGGGGTGCGTTAGCCTTTGGAGCAGGGATAATAAATAAGATAAAAGGCTTTGAAAAGGGTGGTAGACCGCCAGTAGGACAACCAAGCATTGTAGGGGAAAAGGGTGCAGAACTATTTGTGCCAGACCAAGCAGGTACAATAGTACCAAATGACAAGCTAGGCATGGGAAAAGAGGTCACAGTAAACTTCAACATAAGCACAGTAGATGCTAGAGGGTTCAATGAATTATTGGTTAATAGTCGAGGAACAATCGTAAATATGATAAACAGTGCGGTAAATGAAAAAGGCAGAATGGCGATAATATGAGTGGAGCATTACCATTAACAAACTTTACAGCTATCAATATCAAGAGCAATCAAAAGACTCTTGTAAGTGATACCGATAGTGGAAAGACATTTAGGCGACAGGTGCAAGGTCAAAGATTTAGTTTTACTCTTTCGTATCCTCCCCTAACTAGATCAGACTTTGCACCTTTAATGGCATTTATAATGAAACAAAGAAACAGAAAAGAAGATTTCACTGTAACTTTCCCAACATTTCTAAACGCACAAGGAAATGAAACAGGAACTTTATTAGTCAATGGTTCACATTCGGTAGCAGATACGACAATAGCTATAGATGGGTTTGGTGCTGATGGTGCAGGTAGATTAAAGGCAGGAGATTTTATAAAGTTTGCTCATGACAAGGTGTATATGATTGTTGAAGATGTAACTAGCTCAAGCAATTCAGCTACAGTTACAATAGAGCCACCATTAAGAGAAGCGTTAGCAGATGATAGTGCGGTAACCTATGATTCAATACCTTTTAAGGTGCATTTAACTAGTGATGTCCAAGAGTTCGCAACAGGGCAAAATGACAAGGATGGAAACTTATTATTTAATTATGAGTTTGATGTAATAGAGAGTTTGTAAATGGCTAGAGGTTTAACAAGTGCGGTCAAAACAGAACTAGCTACAGGGAATATAAACCCAATATTACTAATCGAAATAGAGTTTTCAACACCAGTATATTTAACCAATGCTAGCTTTGATATTACGTCTAGTGTTTCTGGCACTTCAAGAACCTACGCATCAAATGGACATTTTAGAGGTATTACAGGCATAAGCGAAACAAATAAGCCTAGTAAGAACTCATTAGCACTTACTTTATCTGGTGTAGAGCAAACCTATGTAGCACTAGCACTTTCTGAAAACATCATAAATAAAGAGGTCTATGTCTACAGAGGATTTTTAGACGCAAACCAAGCTGTAATAGCTGACCCATTTTTATTATTTTTCGGAACTATTGATGAATTTAGAATAAAAGACACAACAACAAAAGCGACTTTGGTCTTAAACATAACGTCACATTGGGGTAATTTCAGCAAGACAAGTGGTCGAACAACTACAGACAACTCACAAAAAAGATTTTTTAGCGGTGACAAGGGCATGGAATTTTCGGCTTTATCTGTTAGAGATATTAAGTGGGGTAGAGAATGACTAGCGTACATTTATATCAAGCAGAGCAAAAAGACTTCCAGAGTGTCTATGATTTACTTATTGAGTTCAAAGAATTTGATCTAAAAGATGCACAGTTACCAGATATAGATAAAGATAAGTTAACAAATTGTATCAACGTAATATTAAAAAAAGGTAAAATAATCTTAGCAAAAGACTTAGATAAAAAAGAGCTTATGGGGTTGTGTATGTTTCACAAGTCGGAATATTGGTTCAGTAAAGAGCAACTCATGAGCATTCATGTTCTTTATATCCGAAAAAGTTTTAGAAATTTTAAATTAGTAAAAACAATTATTGATTCGGTCAAAAACGTATCGGAGGGGTTGCCGATAAGTCTTTCTGTAACGTCTGGATTGCATATAGACCCAGTATTTGAGAAATTAGGGTTTCAAAACATGGGTAGTAATTGGAGATTGCTCTAAATGTGTGACTTAAGAGATATAAGCGATGGTATAGGCGATTTTGTTAGGGATGTCGTTGGCTTTGTTGAGGACGTTGTAGATGTTTTTGTAGACGTAATTCAAGAGGTTATAGGGTGGATTGTTCCTATACCAGAAATTCCAGATTTCGGTGACCAAGATGTAGAACAAAACGCAAAAGGGGTATTGCTTAACAAATTTAGTGCAAATGCTCATATACCTATAGTGTATGGCACAAGAAAAGTCGGTGGTAATGTTGTATTTCTAGAAACGTCTGGTGCTGATAATCAATATCTATATATGGCTATAATACTTAGTGAGGGGGAAATAAACAGCGTAGATACCTTATTTGTTAACGATCAACAGGTTACGTTGTCAGGTGCTTTAACTGATGGAACACGCAGAACAGTATCAGCTAGTGATGCAAATTTTTATGATACTGAAAATTCTAATAGCTTAATTACAGTAGAAGCGTTTTTAGGTTCAGATACACAAACAGCATCGTCTTTATTAGATCAAAGACCATCATGGACATCAAACCACAGACTAAGGGGATTAGCTTATTTAGCACTAAAATTTGAGTGGAATGCTGATAAGTTTGGTTCACTGCCTACTGTTCAAGCCATAATAAAAGGGAAAAAGGTTTATAACCCTAACTTAGATACAACAGTGACAGGCGGTAGTGGTAGTCACAGAAAAGACACAAGTTCAACGTGGGAATATTCCGACAACCCAATATTACAGCTATTAGACTACCTCAGAAACGATAGATTCGGCATGGGTATCACTAACAGTTACTTTGACAGTAATTTTGCAGATTGGCAGACAGCAAGTGATGTATGTGACACAAATATCACACCTTTTAGTGGTGCAAGTCAGATAGATTTGATGGATAGCCACATGGTTGTTGATACATCAAAGAAAGCCATTGATAACGTAAAAGAATTTGTAAAGGGTTCACGTTCCTATCTAAATTTCTCTGGTGGCAAATACAATATATTAGTCGAGGATACAGGCACAGCGTCTATAAGCCTTACAGAGGACAATATTATAGGTGGTATTCAGATAAGCAGTAAAAACAAGAACTCACGCTATAACAGGGTCATTGTAAACTTTATAAACCCAAATAAAAACTATCAAGCAGACTCCGCACAATTTCCACCAGTGGATGAAACAGGTTTAGCTTCAGCCGATACTTTTGATGTTATGAAAGCAGATGATGGAGGGATATTGCTAGAGGGTCGTTTTGACTTCCCCATGTTAACAAATGTGCATCAAGCTCAAGAAATGGCAGAAATAATCCTAAGAAGATCAAGAAGTAGCTTAGATGTTTCACTAAAAGCAGATGCAACAGCCTTAGACTTATCAATAGGCGATTTGGTCAATATAACCCATGCAACCCCTGCTTTTTCTGCAAAACCCTTTAGAGTACAAGGATTAAGCATAGGTGCAGACCATACAGTGAGTCTGCAATGTTCAGAGCATCAAGATAGCTTTTATGCTTTTGGTCTACAGTTAGCACCGCCAGAAATACCAGATACGACACTGCCCAACCCCTTTAATGTGCAAGCACCCACAATAACAGTAAGTGACGAGCTAAGAGTATTAAACGAAGAAGCCATAAGTGTTTTAGTGGTTGAAGCAACGTCTGCCGACTTATTCACTACAGATTTTGAAGTACAAGCCAAAAAAACCACAGATACAAACTATATAAACATGGGTAAAGCCAGTGGACGTAGATTTGAGCTAATAAATGTTGAAGATAATGCTATTTATGACGTAAGAGCAAGGACAGTAACTTCAATTAGCCGTTCTGTATTCACAGCTACAACGCATCAGGTCGTAGGTAAGACCGCACCACCAGAAACAGTAACAAACTTTTCAATAAATATCGTAAATACCGAAGCACACTTGTCATGGACACCAGTAGGTGATTTAGACTTATCACACTATAGAATTAGACATTCAAGAGATACAACAGCGAGTGCAACCTATGCAAACTCAGTTGATTTAATTAACAAGGTTTCAAGACCTGCAAATACAGCCGTAGTACCTGCAATGACAGGCACATATTTTATTAAGGCAGTAGATAAGCTAGGAAATGAGTCATTGGATTCGACTTCATCAGTTGCGATTATTCAAGACATAAAAGATTTGAATGCGGTTGCAACATCAACACAGCACCCAACATTTTCTGGAACAAAAACAACTACAGTACTAGTAGGAAACGAGCTTAGATTAGGAACAAGCATTTTATTTGATAGCGGTGCAGGGAATTTTGATAGTACAGGCGGTTTATTTGATGGTGGCGGTGGTAAGGTGGCATCTAGTGGAACATATGATTTTGATAATGTTGTAGACCTTAGTGCGGTGTATACGAGCAGAGTTACAGCAAATGTAACTATGAGCAGGGTAGATTTTGGGTTGAATTTTGATGATGCTACTGGCTTATTCGATGCAAGAGAGGGTTTATTTGATGGCGATGCAAATGAATTTGGGGATACGAATTGCGAACTACAAATAGCTACAACAGAAGATGACCCTGCTAGTGGCAGTCCAACATATACAGCGTTTCGCAAGTTTTTTGTCGGTGACTACAAGGCAAGGGGTTTGAAGTTCAGAGCGTTATTGACTAGCTCAGATTCCGAAGCCACCCCAAGCGTTAGTGCGTTGTCTGTAACTGTAGATATGCCAGATAGAATTGTAGCCGAAAACGATATAGCTAGTGGAACAGGTACAAAAGCAATTACATTTAGTCCTGCATTTAAATCACTTCAAGGTGTAGGAATTTCAGCACAGAACTTGGCGAGTGGAGATTTCTATGCTATAACAAATAAAAGTGCTACTGGTTTCACTATACAATTTTTCGATAGCGGAAGTTCAGGAATAAACAGAACATTCGATTATGTAGCAAAAGGGTTCGGTGAATTAGTAACATAAAGGAGAAAAGATGGCACAACACGACTACGTTATAGACAACCAAACATTCCCTAACACAAGGACAGATATTAATAATGTTTTGCAAGCCATTGTTTCGGCAAATAGTGGGGGAACACAACCTAGCACGATGTATGCGTATCAGCTATGGTATGACTCAGGAAACAATATTCTAAAAATAAGAAATGCTGATAATGATGCGTGGATAAGTTTATTCACATTCGATCAGACAGCCGATACAGCCGAAGTTTCAGCAGGTGGGGGTGCAGGGTTCTTTCAAGGGGAAAACGGCAATCAAGGTGACACCACAAATGGTAAAGGCGACATATTTAGAACCCATGAACAGGAACTAAACACGAATACAACAATAGCATCAGGCGATAACTCAGGCTGTTTTCATAGCCTTTCTATAGCATCTGGTATAACATTAACAGTTAGTGGGAATCTGGTGATAACATGAGTTCAACAATAAAAGTCAATAATATACAAAATTTAGCAGGTGATGACAGCGGTTTTGACCTATCAACAAATGATGTAGTTGTAGTTAAAACAGCGAATACAGAACGCATGAGAGTGGATTCAAGTGGCAATGTGGGTATTGGCACAGACACTCCCACAGTTCAAGACGCAGGGATGAAAATGATACATATTCATAACTCTGCAACAGATGGAAGCGGTAGAAGTGCTTTAAAACTAACAAATGGTGATAGTACTCTTTCTGCAAGTAGAGGTGCTATAATAAATTATGATGACTCAGCAAATCTTACTGTTGGTTCATTTGAATCGTCAGGCACAATTTTATTTTCATCAGGTGGAACAAGTGAACGTGGTAGGTTTGATAGCAGTGGTAATTTTTTGGTGGGTATGACTTCTGCAAGTACAGAAAATGATGGTGCAGGTATAAGAGCAGATGGTTTAATACATGGTAAAAGAGCAGATGTTGTAGCAACCTTTAATAGAAAAACATCTGATGGTACTATTGTTGCCTTACAACAAGATAACACTACAGAGGGTACTATATCTGTTTCTGGTTCAACAGTTTCCTATAATGGTTTTTCAGGTCAGCATGAAAGCTCTGGTATAGCCACAAATACACCTATAGGAACAGTGGTAAGTACAATAGATGAGCTTGATACATATCATACAGGAACAGCTAAAGCAGGGCAAACAAGAGCAGACCACGCTAAAATCGAAGTGTCAGACACTGTAGGTGACAGTGCTGTCTATGGTGTAGTTTCAAGATTTGATGATAATGATAAAGTATTTGTAGCATCAGTAGGCATTGGCTCTGTGCGTGTAACAGGTGCGTGTGCAAAGGGTGACTTATTAGAAAGTAACGGAGATGGCACAGCAAAGGTGCAGTCAGATGATATTGTAAGAAGCAAGACAATAGGCAAGGTAACAATAGGGAATAGTAACACAGATGAAAAACTTGTATCTTGTGTTCTATACTGTGGATAGGAGTAAATAATGTCAGAAATAAAAGTAAACAGCGTTGTTAACTCTACAGGCGATAATGATAGTGGTTTAGATTTAGCTACAAACGATGTAGTTGCAGTAAAGACAGCTAACACAGAACGCATGAGAATAGACGCAAGTGGCAGAGTCGGTATTGGAACAGCTTCACCAGATACTCAATTTGTAGTTGCGAATGGGAGTGATACAGCAAAAATAAATCTTGATAGTGACAGCATAGATTTTTTTACACAAGGTAAAACATTTAACTTAGGCACTACAGATAACACTGTTGCAAGATTTTTTCAAAATAATTCAGAACGCATGAGGGTTGATAGCAGTGGTAATCTTTTGGTAGGCAAGACTAGCCAAGACCAAACAGCTGTTGGTGCTGAATTTAGGTCAAATGGAATTGGTGCATTTACAGGAGATGGTACATCACCTTTTAGAGTCAACAGAAAAACTGATGATGGCACTCTTATTACCTTACTTAAAGACAGCACTGCAAGAGGTCGTATTGGACTTAATAATAATGACCCATTTATAGCTCGTGCTAGTGGAAATGGTATGCGTTGGTTTAGTGGTGGCTTGCATCCTTGTGATGAAAATGGAGCAACGGCTGATAATGCTGTTGATTTGGGTAACTCAAGTGGGAGATTTGATGATGTTTTTGCCACCAACGGCACAATACAAACCTCAGACCAACAAGAAAAGAATACAATAACAGATAGTGATTTAGGTTTAGATTTTGTAAATCGTTTAACTCCTAAAAGCTATATATTCAACGGAAAAACAAGAACACATTATGGCTTAATTGCACAAGATGTTGAAACTGTCCTATCTGATATTAGCAAAGAAACAACAGAATTTGCAGGGTTTATCAAAGAGGATATTTCAGAGGGACAAGATGGTAGTCAGTACAGATACGGACTTAGATATACAGAATTTGTAGGCATACTCATAAAAGCACTACAAGAAGCAGATGATAAAATAGACGCTCTTACAGCCAGAGTAACAGCATTAGAGGGAGAATAAATGAGTACACTAACAGTAGGAACAATAGCAGAAAAAGTCACTGATGCAGGGGTTTCAGTAGATGGTGTAACACTAAAAGATGGGGGTGCAACATTAAGTGGCGATCTTACTATAGGTGATGCAAGTGCTTCTGATAGAAAAATAGTTTTTGACGGCAATGCTCAAGACTTCCACATAGGTTTAGACGATAGTGCAGATAGCCTAACTATAGGTCTTGGCTCTACACTAGGAACTACATCACATATGGTTATTGATGCTACTGGTGCAATTACAAAACCGCTACAGCCTGCATTTTATGTTGTAAACACACAATCAAATACCAATATAGCAACAAACAATACACAAGTAGATATTAAATTTGATACTGAAAGATTTGATGTTAATTCAGATTTTAACACTTCCACTTTCACTTTTACTGCACCAGTTACTGGAAAATACCAATTCAATGTGACTCTTAATATTAGTCAAATTGACACTGCTTCAACTCAATATACGATTAGATTAAATACTTCAAATAGGAATTATCTTCTTGCTATTGACCCAGAATTTGGTTCAGATACGTTATTTCCTTTTAGTATATCCACACTTGCTGACATGGATGCAGGAGATACGGCTAAAGTAACACTTGCACAAAATACTGGTGGTAACCAAACGGACGTAAGAGATGACCCTGGTTCTCACTTTTCTGGATATTTAGCGTGTTAATATGCCAATGCGAAATAACATACATTAAAGGAGGTAACAATGGCAGATCATACGAAAACAGTAACATTAACAGACTTACAACAACAAATACTATCTAATGACTTGTATAATGATACAGACAACGCAGGGTTAGATAAATGGATACAAGACGCAGTAGATGGTAAAATAAACAATTGTTGGAAAAGGATGCAACAGGAGTGGACAGCAAGGTTAATGAACGACAGTTCTTTTACTGACCCAATCCCAAGTAACCAAGCCGACTTTGTAGCTCTTGTGTTAGCAAGGTCTGACTATCAAAACCGAAAAGCGAGAGATGACGCTAATAGCATAGAATAGGGCGATAAATGACTAAACAGGATATAAATGCGATATTAATGGAACTAAGCGTTCTTAAAAACGATATGTACCACTTTAGACAAGATATGGAACGTAGGGTTTCACGACTTGAAAGAATAGTTATTTCAATAACAGCATTCTATGTAATTAGTTCGTTTGGGGTAATTTTTAATACAATTGTATTGTGACGTTTTAAAGGGGGGTTAGAAGATGTTTGACCCTATAAGTATAAGTGCAAGCCTAGCGGTCGCTAGCACGGCTTTTAACGGCATAAAAAAGGCATTTCACGCAGGTAGAGAGCTTGAATCTATGTCGCAAGACCTATCAAGGTGGATGGGTGCTGTTTCCGATATTGATAATGCACACAAGTCAGCTAAAAACCCCTCATTACTCAAAAAGGTTATGAATGGCAAAAGTATTGAACAAGAAGCCATCGAAGCATTTACCGCTAAAAAACAGCTAGAACAACAAAGGAATGATTTAAGGACATTCATCCAATTTTCGCATGGTCAGTCCAGTTGGGAGGAGCTTTTGCGTATGGAAGCCGATATTCGTAAGAGAAGACAAAAGGAGATTTACGATAAGCAGAAATTTAGAGAAAAAGTTATTACCATTGTTGTCGTTGTCATTGTGTGTAGCGTTGGTCTTGGTCTTTTGGGTCTTTTTACCTACTCACTCATGGGGGTGGACAGAGGGTGGTGGCTATCAGACTAGGGATAAATGCGTCAGAAAACAAGGTGGTCAAGACACTTTTGAATGGCTCTGCGTGGATGGATATGTGATATATTTAGCACAATCGGACAACATAAAAAACTGTTTTACCTGCTTTCTAAAAAAGTTTTCTGATTGGACTTGGGAGCAAGAAATAAGAAAAGGGATGAGAGAAGACCCAAAATATGTTAATTGTAGAAGATATAAAAGAGTTAGAGCAAAAAATGGTCAACAAGTGTGTTTATACAGGGGTGCGAATGATACATATACGCTAGTGGTGGAGGGAGAATGCCCAAATGAGTATCGTTGTATTTATAACCCAAACTCACCAGAACCTAATATAGACAGCGTTGTTGATTCACTAAATGAGAGTTTTAAAAAATGACACAAAAGAAACTAGAAAAAGATTCAAAATACAATGAAATGGACGCTAACAGAGATGGGGTTATTTCTGATATTGAGATAGATAGTTGGCAACAAACCGAAGAAGTCAAAAGAATAAACAGAAAGCAAAAACACCAAAGAAATATGGCATGGGTGGCTTTAGGGTCTATGTTGGTCTTCACAGTTATAATGTTTACCCCTTTGATACCAGACTCAAGAATAAAACTACTCACAGACCTATCAAACCTATTTTATCTGGCACAAGCAGGGATAGTTGGTGCTTTTATGGGGTTTTCGGTCTTAGATAGATCAGGGGTAAAGAAATGAGTTTATTAGGGTCACTTATAGAACCAGTAACAGGGTTATTAGATAAAGTAATTCAAGACAAAGACCAAAAGGCTAAATTAGCTCATGAATTAGCTACAATGGCTGATAAACACGCTCAAGCACTAGCATTAGCACAAATAAAGGTAAATCAAGAAGAAGCTAAAGGAAACTGGTTTCAATCTTCATGGCGACCTCTTATTGGTTGGATTTGTGGATTATCTTTAGCAATTAATTATCTTATATCGCCAATCTGTGCAGGATTTGGTATAGTAATACCGCAAGCTGATATGTCGGTAATGATGCCTTTATTACTTGGTATGTTAGGAATAGCAGGTATGCGTAGCGTAGACAAAGCGTTTAAAACAGACACAAAGGGGAAATAATATGGCTTTTACATTATCACAAAGAAGTTTAGGCAGACTAGACGGAGTAAAAAACCAATTACATTCAGTAGTCACTACAGCCATCTCGCTGACGAATTGCGATTTCGGAGTCACCTGTGGACTAAGAAATATTCAAGAACAAGAGGAATTAGTGGCTAGAGGTGCTTCACAAACAATGAACAGCAAACACCTTACAGGGGATGCCGTCGACGTCGTTGCGTATATTGGCAACCGCATCTCTTGGGAGTTGAATTTGTACGATGAAATAGCAGATGCGTTTAAAGAAGCATCAATAAAAGAGGGTGTGCCGATTAAATGGGGTGGTGCTTGGTCTGTTCCAGATTTGCGTGATTGGCATGGTACAGCCGAAGAAGCAAGAGAGTCGTACATAGACCTAAGA